CGTAAAAACTTCTATGGGTGCTATCCTTATCGCTCAGACTCGGAGTAAGCAACCGGGCGTGAAGCATACGACTTGCGGAGTTCCGACTTGCGATTTGCCTATAAAGGCGCGAGAGCTTTGCGCTAAACATTATCTTCGACTCAACCGACTAGAAAGAAGCAGGAATAATGACCGCGAACGAGATAACCCTAGTGATCGTTAGGCACTATCAGATGTGCTTAGAGTATGGGGCTACGCGCGAAGCGGCTATCTTGCGAGAGATTCTCCTAGAGATAAAGGGAAAGTAATGATTGAAGCTGAAAAGTTTATGTATGGTTTATCCGAACCCGAAACCGAAAGGCTTATGCGAGTTGCTTCTTGGGCTTTCAATAAAGGACGGGACTTCGCTAATAATCCAGCAATTCTAGAAACCTTAGTCGAAATAAACTGGAAAGATTCGAAACTCCACGATTCGAATATTCTCTGTATGAACTGCGTTGCCTATCTGACTAAAGAGAACAAGTAATGGTCGTCGATCTCAGTTGCCCCTGCGGTAAGACTCGGACTGTAACTATCAGCGTCGCCCGAACCGAGTTCGTCGCGGTATGCGTCTGCGGAAAGACTATGAACTAATGCCGCTCTACGAATACGTTTGCGAGAACGGGCATAAGCTCGAACAGATACGATCTATCTTCGACGACAACGAACCTAAAGACTGCCCCAAATGCTCTAAGCCTTTGCGCCAAGTAATCGCGGGCGTATCAGTATCGTTCACCGGGTCGGGCTTCTACTCAACAGACCGAAACAAACAATAAAAGAAAAGACCTACTATGCCCCCCCTACCCGAACCCTGCCTAACCTGCGGCAGACTCTCCACTAACGGAAGTCGTTGCCCCGAACACGCCTATAAGGTCGAAGCGGAACGGAACGCGCGACGGGATCGACGAAAGAGCGAAACGGGTCAGTATTCGGGAGCATACTCACGCCTAGCGAAAATCATTAGACAAACCGCTATAGCTTGCCACCTTTGCGGGAAACCCTTCGAACCGGGCGACCAAATCGAAGCCGACCACCTAAACCCTTCCACGCCCGTAACCGCCCTAGACCAGTTAGCCCCAGCGCACCGAACCTGTAACGCTAAACGCGGCTCAAAACCGCTCTAAACCCCGCAGAACCCCGCTCTAGCCCCACCCGTAACACTCGGGGGGCGGGTCAAACCTACCTACCGCCCGCAACTTCTACCCCGAACTCATCCTTTCGTGTCTATCCGCGAAATTACGGGTTTTAAGAATGCTAAAGTTTTCGTATGAACCTACGCATAGAAACTAGACGGGTAGCCGATTTGAGCTTCGATCCTGAGAACGCCCGTTCGCATAGCCCGCAGAACCTAGACGCGATAAAGGGTTCGCTTGCCGAGTTCGGTCAGCGTAAGCCGATCGTCCTGAACTCCGACGGCGTGGTCGTTGCCGGGAACGGCACTCTTCAAGCGGCAATCTCTCTCGGCTGGACTGAGATAGATACAGTCGCAGTCCCGGCAGACTGGACTCCCGAACAGGTAAAGGCTTTCGCTATCGCCGATAACCGCACCGCCGAGCTTGCCGAGTGGAATCAAGAAGTTCTACAGAAGCATTTAGCGGAACTAAACGAAGCGGGGTTTATGGTCGAAACGATCGGCTTCGAAGCGCCGAAACTTATCGAACCTAACTTCAGTCCCGATTCGACCGAGCAACCGCGTTTAGATCAGCGGGCTTCTACTATCTGCCCTAACTGCGCTTTCGAGTGGCGGGTAGTCGCTAAGGGCGAAATCGAACCCGTATGAATCTGCTAGTCGCTAACGCTTCGAAAGAAGCCGCCGAGTATGCGGCTAAGAACTGGCACTATTCGAAGTGCTTACCCGTCGGCAAGTTAGTCAAGTATGGGGTTTGGGAGAACGAAAAGTTTATCGGGGTAGTTATCTACTCTCGCGGCGCAAGCCCGCACTTAGGGACGGCGCTTGAGCTTGACCAGACTGAAGTTTGCGAACTAACTAGAGTCGCTCTCGATAAGCACGAAGCGCCAGTAAGTCAGATAGTGGCGATTACTCTTTCTCAACTAAAGAAAGATAACCCGGCTCTTCGGGCAGTTGTTTCTTTCGCCGATCCAAAAGAAGGACACGTCGGCGGAATCTATAAAGCGGGAAACTGGTTATTTACTGGGGTAAGCAATTCGGTCGTCGAGTATTTTATCGAAGGGCGCTGGATGCACACTCGCAACGCTTACCACCACCCTAAGCGCCCGTCTGCCCCGAAGCGTGAGAGTCCGGGCAAGTTCCGCTACATCTATCCGCTTGATAGAACTATGCGTCGCAAAGTTTCTGTGCTAGCGTTACCTTATCCAAATGCGGTCGAAGGCTTGAAGGTAAGCCGTCAAGATTCCGTCTTGAAGGAGCAAGTTCGATCCTTGCCGACCGCTCGAGAGAAGAACTAATGGCACAGGTAGGCAGACCCCCGAAGCCTGTTGAGCTAAAGCGGGCGCAGGGTAATCCGGGTAAACGTGCGCTTCCAGATAAAGAGAGCGTGATTCTTCTTCCTGCCGTATCGTCTATTCCCGAACCTAGCCGCCAACTCTTTCAGTTCGGGCGTGAACTCTGGGACAGGGTTTGGGGTATGGGGCATTCTTGGATTAGTTACTCGACCGACGTAGATCTTCTTCTAATGGTTTGCGAGCAAATGGACGAACGAGCGAAACTTAGAACTCAAGTTTGGAACGAAGGAAAGAACGACGAACGTAAAGCGTTGCGAGCGTTAGAGCGGGCTATCGTCGATAATCTTTCCCTTCTCGGTTTCACCCCTACCGATCGAAGCCGTCTAGGAGTCGCTGAAGTCAAGAAGCAAACAAAGCTCGAAGATTTGCTGGCAAGGAAAGCGCAACGTGGCTAGTTGGCCGCCAGCGTGGATTACTTCGGTCGCCGAAGAAGCAATAGCGGCGGGCGACGGCGAATATGTAATCGAGTTCGCTGAAGCGTTCGGGTCTATCGGTAAAGACGGCATAGCGGGCGCTATGGGTCAAGCCCTACGCCTTCGGGACTGGCAGAAGGAACTATTGCGCCGGGTCTACGCCCGCGACGAGAACGGTGGGCTGGTCTATCAGCGTTGCCTTATCGGAATGCCCAGAAAGAACGGCAAGTCCGCCCTATCAAGCGCCGCTATTGGTCTTTATAGTTTGCTCGGTGAAGGTATCGGCGGTGGGGAAGTCGTTGCGGTCGCCGCTGAGAAAGAACAGGCAAGAATTGTTTTCAACGAAGCAAAGCGTATGGTCGAATCTTCGGAACTCAGCGAGTTAGTTCAAATCTATAAAGACTCGATCTATGTCCCTGCGACTAACTCAGTTTTCAAAGTAGTTTCCGCCGAAGCTTATTCCAAAGAAGGTCTTAACCCAAGTCGTGTAATTCTGGACGAGCTTCACGCTCATAAGAACCGCGACCTATACGACGTTTTCAGTTTGGCTATGGGTAATCGTGGCAAGATTGGGCAACTGGTAGCGATTACTACGGCGGGAACTAAGACCGATTCGACAGGTGAAGATTCAATAGCCTACGAGCTTTACAACTACGGCAAGAAGATTATCAGCGGTGAAGTAGACGACCCTTCGTTCTTTATGGCTTGGTGGGAAGCCGACCCCGAAGGCGATCACAAAGACCCGGCTCAATGGGAGAAAGCAAATCCGGGTTTCAATGACCTAGTTTCGATTCAAGACTTCGAATCTTCGGTCAGGCTAACTTCGGAAGCAGAGTTTCGAACTAAACGACTTAATCAGTGGGTTAGCCAGAAACAAGCGTGGCTTCCTGCGGGCGCTTGGGAGAATCTCAAACAGGACTTCGAAATGTCCCCAGACGACGAATACGTTCTCGGATTCGACGGGTCTTGGAATAATGACTCGACTTCGATCGTGGCGGTTATCTTACCGAAAGAAGAAGGGCAACCCTTTAGAGTCGTCCGCGCGGCTTCGTGGGAGAAGAACTTTGCGGTAGACGACGACTCTTGGCGGGTATCGAAGGACGAAGTAACCGCTTGGCTTTTCGACTTCGTAGATAAGTTTCCGCGCATAAAGGAAATGGCTTGCGACCCGTCCTACTGGTTCGACGAGCTTCTGCTTTGGCAAGAATCGGGAATCCCGGTCGTAATGTATCGAAATAGCCCCGAACGAACAGTCCCCGCAACTTCTAAACTTTACGACGCTATCCTAAACGTAAAATTTGTACATAATGGCGACCCGTCGCTCTCAAGGCACATAGATAACTGCGTTCTCAAAATGGACGCTCGCGGCGCAAGAATCACAAAGGATTACAGGCAACCGAAACTCAAGGTCGATAACGCTATTGCTCTACTTATGGCATACGACAGGGCTTCGGCTAGAATAGAAGAACAAGTTATCCCGCAGTTCTACTCTTAGGCAGGTATGTTAGCTACTCTTACGCAAGCTCTCGGCTTAGTCGCTATCGCTATAGGCGTTGGCATTATCTTCCCGCCCGCAGGTCTGATCGTCGCAGGTATCGGGCTAACGCTTTTCGGCTTGGCTTTAGAAAGAAGTAAATAAATGCTAGGTAATCTTTTCGAAGGTCGAGCGATAAGTTTTCAGACTGTTTGGGGCGCTGGCTCAGACTTAGAGATTCAAAATCAGTCCGGGACAGTTATCAACCCTAAGACTGCTTTCGAGATCGTCGCCTTCTTCTCAGCGGTTAGCCTAATAAGCGACACTATCTCGACCCTACCGCTAGGCGCTTACCGCCGCGAACTCGGTCAAAGAGTTTACCTAAGTAATCGCCCTGCTTGGGTAGACCAACCCGATATTGACTCAAGCCGCTCGGCTCACTACCAGCAAGTCCTAGTTTCCCTAATGGTAAACGGCAACTCTTATACAAGAGTTTTCAGGAATAACTCTGGAGAAGTAGTAAACCTAGTAGTTCTCGATCCGACGAAGGTTACTGTAACCCGTTCGGCTATCGGACGCAAAATCTTCTCTTATGACGGCGAACCTAACGGGCTAACTTCGGACGACATTATCCACATAACAGACCTTCTCGAACCGGGCGCTATCAAAGGCATTAGCAGGGTAGAGAAACTGAAAGAAGCTTTGGGCGTGGCTTCGGCTCTTCAGTCTTTCGCCGCCCGCTTCTTCGGTCAGGGTGCTACGACTCAGGGCATTATTGAGTATCCGGGCAACCTGCTACCCGATCAGGCGAAGCAGTTGCGCGACGGCTTCGACTCTGCCCATAAGGGTTTCAGGAAAGCGCACCGAACAGGAATCTTGACGGGTGGCGCAACTTACAAGACGACGACTGTAAACAATGACGCGGCGCAGTTCCTAGAGAGTCGCCGATTCTCGGTCGAAGAAATTGCTCGAGCTTTCAATATTCCGCTATCTATGATGGGTATTCCCGGCACCCAGAGTTACGCGTCGGTGGAGCAGAACGCTATCCAGTTTGTTACTCACTGCTTACGTCCATTTATAGAAAAGATAGAGTGGTCTTATTCGAAGCTTCTCGCACCGGGCGAGTTTATTAAGTTCAACGTAGACGGGCTTCTTCGTGGCGACTTCAACTCAAGAACTACCGCCTATAACTCTGCGCTTCTAACGGGTTGGCTTTCGGTAGACGACGTTCGACGCTTTGAAGATTTGCCACCTGTAAGCGGTGGCGGCGTTCACCGAGTCCCACTTGCGAACGTTGATCTAGCCGCCGCAGGTCTAGTCGAGCAACAGCAAAAAGTTATTATGGCTAAGACTCTTACAGACGCAGGGTTCGACCCCGCCGACGTTCTAGCAAAGCTTGGTCTGCCACCGATTATTCACACAGGGCTACCTTCGACACAACTTCAGTCAGTCGCTCAGATAAACCCAGCAGATCCCGAAAGCGTTTACTAATGACTTTGCCTATCGAGTCTGGGCGTATAACTGTAGGAACTACTCCTGTTCAAGTAGACGGCTCAGGAGTATCTCCGATTCGTATTTATATTCATAATGAAGAATCGACTAAGACGCTTTATGTCGGTAACGGGAACGTGAGCCTTCTAAACGGCTTCGGTATCGACAAGTCAAGCACTCAGGACTTCCTTATCTTTCCGGGTCAAAGTCTTTGGATAGTTTCGGAGTCGGCGGGACACGTAGTCAGTTTTCTAAGGATTCCCGTCTAATGCCTTACTACATTTCGAACGAAGTCGTAGACTGCTCAGGCTGGGCAGTTGTTAGTGATGTAGGCGACGTTTATGGTTGCCACGAAACGAAAGAATCTGCGATAGAGCAAGCGGTCGCTATTAGTCTTTCCGAAGATGAAGAGTTCTTAGGAGAAAGAAGCTCTAATGATTCTACGAATCAGTCTAATAATTCTGATAGCCCTAATCTTCGTGCTATAAATCAAGAAGCACCCGCCTATATGAGAGCGGCGGCTAGGCAAGGACTCCGATACTACGAGCAGGGACTAGCGGGCGACGGGGTGGTCGATCGCACTATCCGAGAAGCTCGACTTATGGCAGACGGGCAAGTTTCTGACGACAAATGGATTCGTATAGCCGCTTGGATCGCCCGCCACCTAGTAGACCTAGATAGCCCGGACGCAAACCCGAACTCGGAGAATTATCCTTCGGCGGGCGTAGTCGCTCACCTTCTTTGGGGTAGCGGACCAAGCAAGACTGCGGCACGTCGCGCTCAGGATTACGCCGACTCGGTGGTTGCTAGAATTAGAGAACAAGAAGAAAGCGAACGTATGATCGAACAGACCCGCGCTCTCCCGGATGAACTAGCCGTCGGCGACTATGTTGCTTGGCTTATCGGGACTGAAGCCTATGCTGGCGAAGTTGTAGCTCTTGAAGGTGATTCTGCTCAGGTTCTTATCTACGAAGAAGAAGATAGAAGTTGGGAATCGACAGGGCTAACTGTTACTGTCCTTATCGCCGATCTAAAGAAGGTCGAGCCCCTAATCGAGCCCGAAGCACTCCCAGAACTTACGGAGTCTATGGTTATCCCTACCCGGACGAAGTGGCTCAACGCCGCTTACGCTATTAAGGCGAAAATCGAAGGCGTATCGGACGAAGGCAGGGCTAAGAACCCTAATGAAACTCGAATCGCCGACGTAAAGTTCGAGATTCGTGAAACAGGCGACGAAATGACCTTCGAAGGCTATGCGGCAGTATTTAACTCCGACTCTAGCCCACTACCCTTTATCGAACGTATCGCACCGGGCGCTTTCTCCAAGAGCCTAAAGTCTAGGAACGACATAAAGCTTCTTTGGAATCACGATACGGGAATCGTTCTGGGATCGACTCGGGCGGGGACTCTACGCCTTATCGAAGATTCTTTCGGGCTAAAGGCTATCGCCACCCTACCCCCAACTCAGGCTGGGAAAGACGCTTCGATTCTTCTGAAGCGTGGCGACGTATCGGCTATGAGCTTTGGGTTTACAGTTCCGCAGGGCGGCGACTCTTGGGATAAGACGGGCAACGTCCGAACCCTAAACCGAGTTTCTCTCCACGAAGTTTCTTTAGTGGCATTTCCCGCATATAGTTCAACGACCGGGACAACTTCGGTTCGCTCGATCGAAGGCGGAATCGACGCAGATACTCTCGCAGACGCTTTGCTGAAACTTGAACTCGGAGAAGAACTAGAAGCCGAGCAAGCAAATCTAGTTACCGAAGTAGTTGGTAAACTTACTAAGACTCCAGAAGTTCAAGAAGTCGAAGGCGACATTTTGGCGCTGAAGAAGAAGAAACTCGATCTACTAATGTTAGGAATCTAATGGCAACGAAAGACGAAATCGAACTAGCGGTAAAACTTATCAAAGAGATCGCTGGCGACCCTAGCGTTGGCGTGGTCAAGGAACTTATCGACGCTATTCAAAGCTCGGCAACCGCGACTAAAGAAGTTCGCGTGAAAGCCGCAGAAGAAACTCGCTAATCGCTCGGCGAGTTCCCCGCTAGCCTTCTAACCCTTTCGGCTGGCGGGGTTTTCTTTTCTCGGTGCTATTCTTTATCCGGGCTAGGTAATGGTTTCGATTAGTCGCTAAGACCCTAAACGGGAACGACTAAGACCAGAGTTCGATTCTCTGCTAGTCCACCAATTCCGCATTACACCCACCATTTAGAATTAGTTATAGGTTCTGAGTCTGCTCGACCTGTATCTGTTCTGAGTCTGCTCGGCAGAAATCCCCTAATCAAACAAACAAAGGAACATTATGTCTGAGTTCATCAAAGCTCAGGCGGACGTTCGCAACAACCTAGTTTCACAGATGAGAGAAGTTCTCGATCTTGCTGAAGCTGAGAAGCGCGGATTGTCTGCCGAAGATCTACAGAAGATCGACCGAATCGAAGCCGATATTGCTTCAGCGGACTCTTCTATCGCTACCGCACAGAAGGTTGCTCAGCGTTCGGCTGAAGCGGCTCAGGCGGCGGCTTCGTTCACTCCTACCGCTGAAACTTCAAGCACCGACGCAGACGTTTTGCGCTCGATTGCTCGCGGTGAATCACGCGGAACTGAGTTCTCACGTCGCGCGGCATTGGTGCCTTCTGCCAATACTGTAGGTCAGTCTTTCTATGACCAAGTTTTCCAGATTGCGACTCTAGTTGGTCCTATGCTTCAGACTTCAGAAGTTTTCAACACCACTTCTGGAGAGAACCTAGTTATCCCGACAGCAACCGCGATTTCTGGATCGACCGCAACTGCGGCAGGTTCAGCAATTGGCGAGAGCAACCCAACCTTCGCAAGCATTACTCTAGGCGCAACGAAGTTCGGAGCATTGGTTTCAGTTGCTAACGAGCTAGTAGCGGACGCAGGGTTCGACATCACCGCTTACATTGCTCAGCAGTTGGGAACTTCACTCGGTATTGCGATGAACGCAGAACTAACAACTGGAACTGCTGGTCTTTCGACTTCAGCAGGATCGGTTGTAACAGGTGGCACAGGAGTTGGCGGTGCCGCCACTTACGAAAACCTAATCGACTTGGTTTATGGAATTGCCGACGGCGCACGCGTGTTGCCGGGTCTTGGATTCCAAATGGCTAAGTCTGGTATCGCGGCGGCTCGCAAGCTCAAGGACGGCGCTGGTAACTACATCTGGCTAGACAACGCAGTAAACGGACAGCCAGCACAGTTGCTCGGCTACCCGGTCTACGAGAACCCAGCCGTGGCGGCAGTCGGCACAGCGGCAAAGTCAGTTCTATTTGGACACCTACCTTCTTACAAGGTTCGCGTCGCAGGTGGAATCCAGATTGCGCAGTCAGCAGACTACGCGTTCAACACCGACGTTACAACTTTCCGTGGCACAGTTCGTGTCGGCGGCGGTTTGACGATTCCTAGCCACGTAGGTTTCTTCAAGGGTGGCGCAAGCTAAACCTTAGAACCTAGTTCTAGACTGGTAGACCCCGTAAGTGCGTAGGCTTGCGGGGTTTACCTTTGCTCGGTTTCTGTGATACGCTTACGAAGCGGTTTCCCCCTAGTTACCGACAAGAAACCCCGTTAGAAGTTGAAAGCACTAACGGGGTTTCTGCTATTCTCGGTCTATGGCTAAACCTACGCAAAAACTAAAGGGAACTGTAACGCTCTACTCGAACAGTCCGGGACAACCGACGGGCTACGGGGTTCAAGCTCAGGTGCTTATTGAGCAAATGAAGCGGGCGGGTCTTGACGTAGCCGCTCAGTCGAACTACGGGCTTGAAGGCAACCGATCGACCCACAAAACCGCCTATGGCGAGATTCCGCACTATGCGCGGGGTAGCGACCCTTATTCGAACGACGTTGCCCCTATGAATCACGCTCATTGGAAGTCGCTAAACGGCGATCAGCCAGACCTGCTTTTAGGGCTTTATGACTGCTGGGTTATCAAGGGGAAGGCTTGGGATAAGCACCCGGTCGCTTGGTGGACTCCACTCGATCACGTTACTATGCCCCCAGCGGTCGAAGAGTTCCTGCGAAAAGAAAACGTAACCCCTATTGCTATGAGTCCTTTCGGGGTTCGGCAAATGGAGTCGAAGGGTATCGAGTGCGAGTATGTTCCGCACGTCGTCGATACAAAGATTTTCAAGCCGACGGCGACTATCAGCGGGCAACCGGGCAGAGAGTATCTCGGCGTAAAGAACGAGTTTGTTATCGGTATGAACGCCGCGAATAAAGCCTCGGGTCTTATTCACCGCAAAGCTTTTAGCGAAAACCTGCTTGCCTTCTCGATCTTCAGGCAGTCGCACCCGGACGCAATTCTTTATCTTCACACCGATCCACTAGGGACTGCGGGCGGCTGGAATCTTATTACTATGATTCAGGCTTTCGGTATCCCGAAGGAAGCGGTTTTGTTTGCGCCTTTTATCGACTACAAATACGGAATCTCTAATACAGACTTAGCAGGGCTTTACTCGACTATGGACGTATTTCTTGCCCCGTCCTTCGGAGAAGGGTTCGGAGTCCCCACTATCGAAGCCGCCGCTTGCGGAGTGCGGGTTATCGGGTCGAACTGGGCGGCTACTCCCGATCTAGTTTCGGAAGATTCGTGGCTTGTGGAAGGGCAACCTACTTGGGACGCTTCTCAAGCGGCTTTCTGGCAAGTCCCGCTAGTCCCTTCGATCGTTGCCGCTCTTGAAGAAGCGTATAAAGCTGAGCGTGGAGTTTCTAAGAAGTCAGTCGAGTTTGCTAAACAGTTCGATTCGGAAACTGTTTGGCAGAATCATTGGTTGCCGA